GTGAAGTACCTGAAAATCAATATGATGTAAATAAAATATATGGTATGAGTGATTTTGGAAAAACACACCAAAAATACTCTATAAGATTAGGTTGGAGATATATAAATGGTGAAATAGAATTATGTTGGCTAAGACATGAAGAAGGTAGACATAGTTCAGCAACAATAAGAACAATAGAACCAAACGAAATATATAATGCTGTTATCAATATAACAACATTCTACTATCAAATTGTAGTTGACGGTGATACAACATTAGTAAGACGTCGTCCTGAAGGTTATTGGGGGTTAGTTAGAAGATATTATTTGTACCCATATTTTGGTGGTAATGAATATGCACCACATGATATTACTATAAAAATAAAAGACAGAAATATGTAAAAATATTTGGAGAAGCAAGATATCTTTCGTATCTTTACGTATAATATAAAGTAAAAATATGCAAGAATTAAAGTTATTTGTAGAACAAATGCGAGCTACCTCTAGTAGCTTAGATAAAGTAGAAATACTAAAACAACAATCAGAATTTATACAAAAAGTACTTGAGTACACTTATAATCCTTACAAACAATATAATGTTACTAGTAAGACATGTAAGAAAAACTCGGGTTTATTTAAGTATAATACATATCCTTTACATAATGAAGGTATATTTGAGTTATTAGATGATTTAACTAGTAGAAAAATCACAGGACATGACGCAATAGCAGCTGTAAATGCTTTTGTTATGGCACATCATGGTTATGAAGATTTAATTTATAGTATAATTGATAAAGATCTTAAAACTAGAACAGGTGCTAAAGTAATTAACAAAGCATTTCCAAATTTAATTCCTGAATTCAATGTAGCGTTAGCTCAAAGTTATGAACCTAAATTAGCTTCGTTTGGTGAAAACGTAGATGAAACTTGGTATGCTAGTAGAAAATTAGATGGTGTACGTTGTTTAGCAGTTGTAGATGAAATGGGTGAATGTACATTATATAGTAGAATGGGTAAAGAATTCACTACATTAAATAAAATTAAATATGCTATTGAAGCTACAGGCATTATTAACTATGTGTTTGATGGTGAAATATGTTTATTAGATAAAGATGGTAATGAAGATTTTCAAGGTGTAATGAAAGAACTTAGACGTAAAGACCATCAAATTGAAAATCCTACATTTATGATATTTGATATGATACATAAATCTGAATTTGATAGTGGTAAATCATCAGATAATTTATCATCTAGATTACAAACATTAAGAACATGGTTAGGTCCTAGATATGATACTAAAGAAACATTACGTTATTTAGATCAAGCAGTTATTACTGATGAAAGACACTTTGACATATGGAATCAAATGGCTAAAGATAATAATTGGGAAGGATTTATGTTACGTAAAGACACATTTTACGAAGGTAAACGTAGTAAAAATTTACTTAAAGTAAAATCATTTTATGATGCTGAGTATGAAGTATTAGGTTGGGACATTGACACACATGAAGTAGTTAGAGATGGTAAGTCAGTATCAATGACTATGTTATCACAAGTATGGATTAACCATAAAGGTTACATAGTAAAAGTTGGTAGTGGTTTTAGTCAAGACCAAAGACTAGAATATATGGATGGTTCAATTGTAGGTAAAACAATTACTGTTCAATATTTTGAAGAAACTAAAAATCAAGATGGGGGTATCTCATTAAGATTCCCTACAGTAAAACACATATACGATAACGAAAGAGATTGCTAATGAAAATACCTCCAAAACCAAAACGCGGAAAACGTTCTCCATTTTACTGGTGGCGTAGATGGAAATCACACAAGTATTTACCTGTTAGAGCAGGACTACTAGCTAGAATACAAAATGGTGATTTTGAATATCCTGATCAGTTTGAATGGGCTAAGTATGAATTACATTACATGCAAGATGAAATAGATAAATTTGTAAATGAATATCAAGGTAATGATCCTAAAGAAGATTCTAGATATTATGACATACAAAAACGTTATATGAAACGTCATAATAAACTAATTGAAGATGCTCATGAAGTAGAATTAAGACATTTACATGGTTTAGAAGATGAATTAGTAAAAGAATTTGATATTACTAAAGAAGAGGTAAGAGTAATTATGGAAGAATTTGGAGACACGACAGAGAGTTTGTATCTTCATATAGCAGACAATTATGATTTTAGAAAATTGACTAAGAAAAAAGCGACACAATTATTAAAAGCAAAAATATGAAATTAGGTTACGCGTGTATAAACATGACATTACAAGCAGCAGGTGGTATTACTACTAATCGTGGTATGAGACAGAAAACATTTAATGAACGTGGTTTATCTTATGTGTCTGAATTAGCATTACAAAATGTTAAGGACTTAGAAACCATAGTTAAATGGAACGAGGAAATGGGCATTAAATTATTTAGAATGTCTAGTGATATATTTCCTTGGGTTACATATTATACTTTACAATCATTACCTGATTATGAGGAGATTAGAAGTATACTCGAAAATATAGGTGTATTAGCAGATAAATATGGTCAACGTTTAACATTCCATCCTAGTCATTTTAATGCATTAGGTTCACCTAATCCTGTTGTTGTAGAAAAAACTATTAAGGAATTAAATGCACACAGTGATATTATGGATACAATGAATTTAAGTCCTACTGTATATAATAAAATTAACATACACATTGGTGGTGCTTATGGTGATAAACAAGCTACATTAAAACGTTGGATTGACAATTACTATAAATTAAATCATAATACACAAGCACGTTTAACAGTAGAAAACGATGATAAGGAAAACATGTATTCAGTAAAAGAATTATACAAAGGTATATCTGAACAATGTGGTGTACCAATTGTATTTGATTATTATCATCACAAATTTTGTACAGGTGGTCTTACTGAACAGGAAGCGTTAGAATTAGCTGCTAAAACATGGCCTAAAGGTATTGTACCATGTACTCATTACAGTGAAAGTAGACGTAAAGAAAAATTAGATGAATCAATTAAAGCACAAGCACACAGTGATTTAATTAAAGATACTATACAAACATATGGTTTAGACATTGATGTAGTAGTAGAAGCAAAACACAAAGAACTAGCAGTATTAAACTATAAAAAATAAATTATGAATTTTATATCATCAGAAAACAAAGGATTTAGATTGAAATTTGACAATGGATTTGCAATTTCAGTTCAATGGGGACCAGGAAATTATTGTGAACGTAAGTCATACCATGACATAGAAGCTCCTAGAAAAGAAAGATTTTGGGACTCCTCAACAGCTGAAGTAGCTGTATTTGGAGATATGTCAGATGAAAAACATATAGGAAGTAGAATGATAAACATATCTACTGATGGAGTAGATCATGTTATAGGTTGGTTAGGTGCAGATGATGTAGCTAAAATTATATCAATAGTACAATCGGCTCACCCTGACAATGAAGAAGAAATGGTAGAACAAATAAAAGAATTAGGACTATGAAAGAATACGTACAAATAATTAAAGGACACTATGATGATAATGGAGCAGTAAAAGCAATTGATATACTCAATGATAAGCCTTTAACAGCGGATTATATGAAGACACGTCCTGACATTAAACAACGTGTGGAAAAGGCAATAAATACTAAAACTTACTTGGCTACCTATCAAAGGGGTACTAGATTAGGTTTCAAGTGGATTACTATAGAAGAAAAAGAAAATTATATGGATGGAGCATTAAATGACAAGTCACCAATTAAAGGTGCAAAAGTAACTAAATTAGTAAGCGATTTCAAACATGCTGAACCACCTAAGGACTTTTTTATTGACAAGTTAAAGTGGAAGTTTCTAGTACGTAACATAGAAAAAGGTAAAAATATAATGATGACTGGTCCTTCTGGTTGTGGTAAAACAGATGCTACATTCAAAGCAGCTAAATACCTTGAACGTGAAGTTCATTATTTTAATTTAGGTGCTACACAAGATCCTAGATCTACTCTAATAGGTAACACGCATTTCAGCAAAGCCGATGGTACCTTCTTCTCTGAAGCACTATTCGTTAAGGCACTCCAAACTGAAAATGCGGTTATCCTATTAGATGAATTATCTAGAGCACACCCTGAAGCTTGGAACATTTTAATGACTGTGTTAGATCCAATACAACGTTACTTAAGGTTAGATGAAAAAGATGATTCACCAACAATTAAAGTGGCTAAAGGAGTATCATTTATTGCAACTGCAAATGTAGGAATGGAATACACAGCAACTAGAGTAATTGACAGAGCTATACTAGACAGGTTTTCACTAATTGAAATGGATGTTTTATCTGAAGATGATGAGTATACTTTACTTAAAGGTAAATTTCCTACAATTGATGAAAATACATTATTACAATTGTGTAGCATAGTAGGTGATATAAGAAAAGAAATCAACACTGACTCACCTAGATTATCAACAATGATATCCACTAGAAACACTATTGAAATAGCAGAACTAATTATGGATGGGTTTAGTATACAAGACGCAGCTGAATTATTGATTTATCCTTTATACCCTAATGATGGTAATGACAGTGAAAGGGTGTTTGTTAAACAGTTAATTCAGAAATATGTTGGTAGTAAGAGTAAGAAACAATTATTTGATGTTACGGATTTAGAAGATTAAATCGTATTTATGGACAGAATAGATGATATAATGGGTAAATGGCATAGACATAGAGAAATAGAAGTATATTTAACTACATTTGATGGTGCACAACATCTTCGTTTACATGGATGGTTAAAACGAAATGATTGTCTTGTTAAATCAGAAACCATACCAGATAATGATGATCATTTTGGTGTATTTATGGTTTACATTACAGAAAATCAATTAAATAAACTTAAAGAACAAAATACAGAAAGTAGTTTATTTATGGATTTAGAAGTTATGTCATCTGAAAGTGATAGATGGAATATATTTCAAGGACTAAAAAAAGAT